CCTACGGGCACGAGGACTAGCAACCTGTTCTAAATAGAACTCCCATTACTCACAAAGCGTTACCAAAGAAACTAAGGACTCATTGTTTCTAAGGTCCGTAACCAGGGTGAGCATTTCTAATCCTAGCGGGCGCAGTATGTACGACTTCCTCGTGAGGCTTAAAGTGGTGTGTCTGATTGTTCACCCATCGCTACACGTTGGGGAAGATCATACGACCATGTGGTTTCACCCCGTATGGGTGGCGACCATTGCAGCTTCATTTTATCGTCATAATAACGTTCCAATGATATTTGTTCTTCTGGAGTTATATCAAACGCATGATAGAAACTGATGCGTGTTCTCCAGTCGACTTCCAAATCCTTATATTCCATGCTTGAAGTTAAATCATTCCTAAATTTATAGTACTGATTGTCTTTCTCTGGCACCCATGGGTAGCTGCTGCGTGCTATCCACTTATAAAAACTCTTAAATATTGGTACTCCATCAGATCCTGCGAGACCACATCCTGCAACCGCTCCCATCCATTTATGATAAACTTTCCTGGAAGCTAAATTCTTTGTGGTCACTAAATCCGAATAGAGGCGTTTGGTAGGTCTAGGAATCAACCTGTAGCTACCATTGACACACACTGGTCTGGCTTGACAAAATTCAATTTTCTCTAGCTCAGTATATATGCCATCGTAGCACATGGTGATCCCCATACGCCTAAACCAATACTCTAATCCTTTCCGAAATTGTTTGACATGTTGTGATTCCATTATTATTACACAATCATCCCCGTCATTAAGCATTTTAGTCTTGCCTTCAAGACCTACATGTTTCGCGTAACTGTTCATTAAACAGCACATTATCAAAACATTGCCTAAGCTCGTGTTCATATCACCCGACATACGATTTCCAACCACTTGGTACTTGATTGATCCTCCGTCTTTGTCGTAATATCGACCCACGTTTACCATTTGATGTCGTAACAGATAATTCAGGGTTGGCATCAAGTCGCCTACACCAGTAGACGCTGCCCTGTAAATATCATGTTCAATATTCAATAGTAACGGATTTATGTGTTGGTCAAATCTCGACGCATCAAGACCAATTGCAACAGGGTTATCAAAACTTTCCCACATCCTGTGGATAACGTTTCCCCGAGTTTCCATACTCATTCCTTTTGCCACCGTCCTGTGGTCTCCAACTGGATCAAAGATCCTGTCAATATATCCAAACAATCT